CTTTCGGTCCTTCCTGGACGTTTGAACTGACTTCACAATCAGTTCGGACGACAGTACGCGTTCTTCGGTGAAGACCGATGTTTCGCATGAAGGTATCCTTGAATACTTTCTTGTGTCGTGTATGTAGGTGTAAATCTACATACTTTCTGTTGCCATCGTGCAACACTTGCAATCTGGAGCTATCATGACCACTCGTTATCGTGAACGCGACTCCCTCACCTATGGAACATATAGTAAGGTTGATGTCGATGCCTTCACAGGCAAAGTTACAACCACCAACTATACCACAGGAGTAGGAGTTAGCGGTAAGCGTGAAACGATCCTAGATGAAGTCACCCCGCTGTACAAGAAAAAGTCAGCGAATGGTGAAGTCGTCATGGGGGGTCTTACACAAACTTTGATCGCTCGACACTGCATCCCTGCAGTGTGGACGTTCCCGTGGATCCCCGGCTGGGGATCTGCGGAGTTTAATGGTGATATGGCGTCGAAGGTAGCAATACTGCTACCTGCGGTTCTAACTCCAGCGTTGGATGCTCAAGCAATTCTTGCTAAAGCAGATACGTTGACTACGGCTCACGCCAAAATCAACGATTCTACTGCAATGGTGCTTGTGTCATTGGCGGAAGCCAGGAAGACAGCTGAGATGCTGAAATCCCCCTTCGATAGATCACACGGGCTCATCACGAGCTTGATTGATCGTCGCAACTTCTATGCTCTCAAGAAAGGTATGAAGTACACCGATGCTGCCATTAAGGCATATCTGGAGGTCCGATTCGGGTGGCAACCCGTAATCTATGACCTACAGACCATAGCAAAAGCGTACAGCATGCCCGACGGAAAGCCGTTGCGACAAGTTGCAAGAAGTAGCTGGAAGAAGTCCGAAGACTTTAACCATGCCTACTCGCTCACGTTCCCTGGCACCACTGGGGTGCATGGAAACCAGCAAGCTACCACTTCTTATAAAGTTGCTTCGGGTGTTCTTTACGAACGTACCGAGACAATCGACGAGAAGCGTGCACGTGCCTATGGATACCGTCTTCGCGACGTTCCTGCGGCTATGTATGAGCTTGTACCGTTTTCATTTGTGTTAGATCGGTTCTACAGTGTTGGGAATTGGCTTACCGCCATACTCCCCGATACTTCTGTAAAGATTCTTGGGTCTTGGACGACTACATGTAAATCCTTCGTCTCAACCTTTACGGTTGATGACGTGTGGGTCACTGCTGGAAGTCCATTGGTCACGAATCACACTGCAGGGGGTACATTTGTGGAGATATCTACATCTAAGACCCGTATAGCCAATCCGGCACTTCCCAGCCTTCCTCCGACCAACGTCGGAGATCTCTCCGTCCTACAGCTCGTCGACCATGCCGCGCTAATCGCGCAGGTATTGAAGACGTTTGATGTACGCAATCTTAGGAAGTGGGAAACCTATGCGCCCAAAAGGCGCTGGATATCCCTCTACCGTGCGCATCCCACTCTCTAGTGGAACGCACTCTTTGATTGACACCGACTTCTCGGTGGGACTTATGTTAGTAACTAGGAAGTAAAATGGCTATTAAAAATGCCTCCATCCTGTCTGGCGCCACAGCGGCGTTTACGGCAGGGACAGCTAAGACGTTCCTCGACGACGGTGTTACCGTTCCGAATGGCGTCCACATTGTCGCAAATGGTACTGTTGATGCTAGCGTGCGTGAGCACGCTACTATTAAGTACCGCCCGCCTGTTCTCGATGCTAGGGGAACACTCGGTAAGACTACGTACGATATATCGTACACAGTCCCTCTCAAAGATGCTGTTACCAGTGTCATTGAGAATACCACAGTCAGAATTGGCGTTAGCCAATCGCGACTGATGAGTGCGGCGGCCCAGCTCGAATTGCGTAAACAAGTAGCGCAGTTTCTGTTGGATAGCGACTTCGACAATTATTGGTCCGTGGGTTCCTGTTCTTAAAAAGAATATGTTACCTGACCTCAGCCGGCTTATCTTCCTGCTTGTCTTACTAGTGATAGTAGCCAAAATGGTGATAATGGGCCTTTAATAATGTCAAATGTGTGATGTGGTCACGGGGAGACCTGTGATCCTTTCTAAATAAGGAAACTTATGAATAAGATTGCAAACGGAAACGACACTGAAGACCTGGCTTGGAAACTTGCCCAGGCCTTAGTCGAGGACTTCAAACCGCACCTTTCGGCGGATTTCAGAGACAAAGCAGAAGCGGCAACTGCCGCCCGCACTGTCTCAGCCGTCCGAGAGTTGAATGCTGTCATAGGAACATCGGTCTATGATTTTAAATGCCAGTACCAGCTTTCGAGCTGGTTCAAGCGTTTTATTTTTGACGAAGACGTTCTAACGCCACAAGACGTGCACGCACGATCCGTGAAGAAATTTATGGACAACAATGCGCGTCTGTTATCTTTTGACTACGGCAATATTTCAGATCTCACAAGGTCTGTTTTGTTTTCCGCAAGAGGTTGGCTTGGAAATACGTTGGGGGACTTTAACAGTTCCGCAGCACTTCGCAATTGTAAGTTCGGTAAGAAGTCGTCGGTGGGTATACCCAAACGCAAGGCCTGCGAAGGCGCACGCTATGAGGTACTCACCGGTTCTCAGGAACAAATTCTATGGTTTAAACACTGTTATGGTGTGTATGACCGACCCGGTTATGAATATGCCCGGGGTAGAGCAGAACGTAAGAAATTACCGATGTTCTATGAATGTACTGAGCTCGAAGCCACGCTAGTTCCCAAGAAATTTGACTCTCTTAGGATCATCGTCCCAAATACTACGATTGGATCACTCCATAGTAGCGGGATTGGTGGTCTAATGGAAGAGAAACTTCGTTTTGCAGGATATGACATCAGGGCCTTACAGCCCATTCATGGCGAGCTTGCTCGTGTTGGTAGTGTCACTGGTCAGCTAGTTACTGCTGATCAAGTATCCGCCAGTGATAACATCACTGTGAAGTTAGTGGAGATGCTTTTTGAGCCAAGGTGGGCAGCTGCCCTGATGGCTTATCGCATCGGTGATGTCCGAGTTGACGGTCTCCTTGTCAACTGCCCAACGTATTCCACGATGGGTAATGGGATCACCTTTCCATTGCAAACTCTTGTGTTTCTTTCTCTCCTCTACGGTGTTAAAGATGTTCTGGGTTTAGCTAACCCGGTGATATCTGTTTTCGGTGATGACATGATCTACGATGTGAGCATGCACGCAACTGTGTGTACTGTCTTCTCAGAGTTGGGTCTCGTCATAAACGAGAGCAAAACATTCGCTGATGGAGAGTTCAGGGAAAGCTGCGGTAGTGACTACTATCGTGGTGTGAACGTTAGGCCAGCTTTCTACAGCCAGCCTGCGACTAGGTTCATCAAAGGTAAAGCCTTTGAATCGTATCTCTACAAGACCGCTAACGCCCTACTCGAGCGTTGGTCTTATTATGAGATCGCCAATACACTTAATGTATTAACAAGCGCAATGCTTGCGGTTAGACCGAAAGGCCCTTTCGGGGTTCCTAAGTCTTTTCCGGATACATCAGGTGTGCACATTGACCCAGAAGACAATTGGCTCCCGCAAGGGTTTCAATGTCCCGTGAGAAAAGGTCACGTCTACCACTTCAAATGTCTGTCCTTCAAGGCAGACAGACGAGTGGAATACAGACAGTGGCCTTATTATCATAGGCGTCTTAAGAGTGCTACCAAATTTGTTGATAGGGAATTATTGAAGATCAAGGGCGTAAAAACCCTCTTTGAAAAACTCCTTGGATATAGATCGTGGCATATGGTTGATGTTATTCAGGAAGAGACTCTACTTACTATTGAGTACGTAAGAGAGGACTCCCTGAAGGCGAATATCCGTAAGGGTAGGCGAGAACCAACACTAGTCCCGACCATCGCTGAAATAGACGATGGCCGATATTATGTGGTATCGGGTAGTTCAGTAATGAGCTAGCCAAGGGGGTCCTTTGCAAGACCTCCCTCCATAACG